ATCTTGTGCAAGATAGATCATCAGGAGATTTATTTGAAACTCCACAAGACATGTACATGATGATTGCGGCAACACTGTTTGCAGAATATCCAGCAAAAACTAGAATGAGTTATGTTAAAAAATACTATGATGCTGTATCAACATTTAAAATCAATATTCCAACTCCCGTAATGGCAGGAGTAAGAACTCCTATTAGACAATTTGCTTCATGTGTATTGATAGATTCAGATGACACATTGCCTTCAATATTTTCAAGTGACATGGCAATTGGATTGTATGTTGCCAGAAGAGCAGGCATAGGAATCAATGCAGGACGTATCAGAGGCATCAATGCAAAAATAAGAGGAGGAGAGGTTCAACACACAGGAGTGATTCCGTTCCTTAAAAAATTCGAATCAACTGTGAGATGTTGTACACAAAATGGTGTGCGTGGTGGATCAGCAACTGTACACTTTCCTATATGGCACCAAGAGATTGAAGACATTCTTGTTCTTAAAAATAATAAAGGCACAGAAGACAACAGAGTACGTAAATTAGATTATTCAATACAGATATCTAAAATGTTCTATGAAAGATTCATGAACGATGAAGATATAACATTATTTTCACCACATGATGCACCAGGATTGTATGATGCATTCGGTACAGATAAGTTTGATGCCATGTACAAGAAATATGAAAAAGATTCAACAATTAAGAAAAAATCAATTCCAGCACAAGATTTATTTTCTGACTTGTTAAAAGAAAGAGCAGAAACAGGCAGAATTTACATCATGAACATTGACCATGCAAACACTCACTCATCTTTCAAAGACAAAGTATCAATGAGTAATTTGTGTCAAGAGATCACACTGCCCACAACGCCTATCAGTGCAATAGATGATTCGCAAGGAGAAATAGCATTGTGTATCTTGAGTGCTATCAATGTAGGACAACTTAACAATCTTGATGATTTAGAAAACTTATGTGAGTTGGCAGTTAGAGCATTGGAAGAAATTATAGAGTATCAAGATTATCCAGTTAAAGCGGCAGAGATATCTACAAAATCTAGAAGAAGTTTAGGCATAGGATATATTGGACTAGCACACTACCTAGCAAAACAAGGACACAAATATCATGAGAAAGGTGCTTGGGATTCTGTAGATAGACTATCTGAAGCATTTCAATTCTATCTACTAAAAGCCAGCAACTTGATTGCACAGGAAAAAGGTGCTTGTGAAGGATTTAAACAAACAAAATATGCAGATGGTTTATTGCCAATAGATCATTACAAGAAGGAAGTGGACGAAATTGTGCCACACAAACAGAGATATGCATGGGAGGCGTTGAGAAAAGACATTGCCAAGCATGGTTTGAGACACAGCACACTGTCAGCACAGATGCCTTCAGAAAGTTCTTCCGTTGTTAGCAACGAAACAAATGGTATTGAACCACCAAGAGCATTGCTATCAATTAAGAAAAGTAAAAAAGGTCCATTAAAACAAATAGCACCAGGCTACCCTAAACTTAAAAATGCTTACACACTATTATGGGATATGCCTGATAACACAGGGTATATCAATGTGGTTGCCATGATGCAGAAATATTTTGATCAAGCCATATCAGGCAATTGGAGTTACAATCCATTGCACTATGACAACAACGAAGTGCCTATTTCAGCAATGGCACAAGACATGCTGTCAGCATACAAATATGGTTGGAAAACCAGTTACTATCAAAACACCTATGACTTCAAAGGTGAAGAAGAAGATGTGCAACCAGCAGGCATAGACACTGTTGAACCAAAAGTAAATGGTGCTCATCTAAATGGTGTTAATGGTCAAGGAACCGAGGAACAATCAGAAGATTTGGATGGCGACGAATGTGATGCCTGTACAATATAACAGCATATAAAATTTTAACAAGAAACGGATAATTAAACAAGATGACAAAAACAGTATTCAATAAACAGAAAGTAGATTTCTTAAAACAGCCCATGTTCTTTGGTGAAGATGGCGGTGTGCAAAGATATGACGATTTTAAATATCCACAGTTTGACAAATTGAATCAAACCATGATAGGATATTTTTGGAGACCTGAAGAAGTTTCATTACAAAAAGACAGAGCAGATTATCAAAGTTTCAGACCAGAACAAAAACACATATTCACATCAAACTTGAAATACCAGACACTGTTGGATTCCGTACAGGGCAGAGGACCAAGTCTAATGTTCCTACCTTATGTTTCTAATCCAGAACTGGAAGGGTGTATTGTTACTTGGGATTTCTTTGAAACCATACACTCAAGATCATACACACACATCATGAAGAACATCTACAGTGATCCTGCAGAAGTGTTCGACACTATTTTAGACGATAAAGAAATTTTAAAAAGAGCACAGTCAGTTACAGGTGAATATGACAAGTTTGGCAAGATGGCATTGGATCATGCTGTGGGCAAAAAAGTTGACATGATTGATCTCAAAAGACAACTGTATCTAGCAATGAACACAGTAAATCTCCTAGAAGGTTTAAGATTTTACATATCATTTGCATGTACATTTGCATTCGGCGAACTTAAATTAATGGAAGGTTCAGCAAAAATACTTTCATTGATTGCTAGAGATGAAGCGACACACTTGAATCTTTCAACACACATCATCAAAGCATGGCAAAAAGGAGATGATCCTGAAATGACCAAAGCAATGAAAGGCACAGAAAAAACTGTGATTCAGATGTTCAAAGATTGTGTGGAAGAAGAAAAAGCATGGGCAAAACATTTGTTCAAAGATGGATCCATAATAGGACTCAATGAAAAACTGTTAGGACAATATGTAGAATGGATTGCCAACAAGAGATTGAGAGCATTAGGTTATGATCCAATATATGATGTATCAGCATCACAAAATCCTTTACCTTGGACACAACACTGGTTGTCATCAAAAGGTATGCAGGTAGCACCACAAGAAACTGAAGTAGAATCTTACATTGTGGGCGGAATCAAACAAGACGTACAAAAAGGTCAATTCAAAAAATTCTCATTATAATGACTGACTTCAACTCAATGAATGGAATGGAAGTTTTATTCCATTTATTAACACATCCTGAAGATGGAATATTCCTTTGGGGATTGATTGGTTTTGGTATTGTGATGATCATCGTCAGCATTTATCTTGACCGAGATAGTGGAGAAGTAGATTGCAGTCCACCAGAACATCATCTATAATATTTGACTTTTAATCCAATCGAAGTTATAATATCTTAATGCCAAAATATAATTTGCTCTGCAGAAATGATCATGAGTTTGAAGGTTGGTTTCAAACAGAGAAATCATATTTGGATCAGAAAAAAAAGAAAATGATTGCTTGTCCTACTTGTGACGACACAGGTATTAGACGAGCATTAATGGCTCCAAATATTGGATCCAAGTCCAACAAAAAGAAAAACACAGCATTCTTCAATGGAAGAACAGCAGTGAAGCATCTTAGAAGTTGGATACAACAAAACTGTGAAAATGTAGGCGACCGTTTTGCCAATGAATGCCGAAAAGCAGAAGCAGGTGAACGTGACGATCATATATACGGCACAGCAACAGACAAAGAAATAAAAGACCTTCAAAAAGAAGGAATAGGAGTAATAGGAGTACCAGATGTCAAAGACAACTAATAACATAGTGTGGAGCAAACCAATGTGTCCTCACTGCGAATCAGCAAAAAGTTTGCTGAAATCAAAAAACATAGAGTTCGAAGAAAGAAAAATAAGTGAAGGGTGGACCAAAGAACAACTGCTTGAAGCAGTACCAAATGCCAGATCAGTGCCACAAATTATATTGGACGGTAAGTATATTGGAACATACGATCATTTAAAATCGCACTTTGAAAAAGAAGGAAAATAATGTTGAAAACAAAAATAACAGATGGATCTACTGTTGCAATTAAATTGACAACAGGAGAAGAAATAATAGGAAGATTGGTTTCACAGAATGAAGATTCTATCATAGTAAAAAAACCAATGGCTTTTTTAAGAATGCAACAGAGCATGGGACTGATGCCTTTCATGGCAACTCCAGAGCCAGATGCTGAAATTGAATTACCTAAAAGGTTTATTGTGGTTTTAACTGTGTGTGAGAAACAAATTGCTTCTCAATATATAGAAACCACTTCAGGAATCAAGTTAGCAAAAACTGATTTAAATGTCTAAGATAATACTTACTGATTGTGATGGAGTATTATTGCAATGGGAAAAAGCATTTCATGAATGGATGAATCTGAACGGATTTGAAAAAAAAGGTCATGGTCACTACGACATTGACATGATGTATCATTTGCCAGAAGGATTCAAATCTACTTTGTTAAAGATTTTCAATGAGTCTGCTTGGATGGGTTATTTAGAACCTGTTGAAGGCAGTGTTGAAATAGTAAAAAAACTAGCCGATGATGGATACAAATTCATCGTGATTACCAGTCAAACCACTGATGCAAAAGCCACTATGTTGCGTAAACATAACCTACACACACTGTATGGTGACGTGTTTGAGGACTTTGTGTTTTTAGAAACTGGATCAGGCAAAGTTGAGGCATTGTCCAAATTCAAAAACACAAACAACATTTGGATTGAAGACAAACCAGAAAATGCTCTTGTTGGTGCTGAAATGGGTTTGGTAGCATTACTTCTTGACCTTCCGCACAATAAAGAGTATAATAGTGAAAATGTCTTACCAGTTCAGAGAGTTATGGATTGGCAGGAAATTTATAACGTTATAAAGGAGAAAACAAATGGCAACACATGAAGAAATAGTACAAGCCTATGAAACATATATCGCTGAATCAGAAGCATTCGAAACAAAGGGTGTGAAAGCGGCGGCGGCTAGAGCAAGAAAGGCTCTAGGTAATCTAGGTAAGGCTACAAAAACTAGAAGAAAAGAAATACAAGAGAAGAAAAACTCAATGTAATTCCAATTGTTGGAGGGGTTAAATTCCCCTCCACATAACAAAGAATACCCCATTTCGGATAAATAATCACATATGAGCATGACAGGAAAAATTAAATGGTATAACTCTGCAAAAGGGTTTGGTTTTATCACACCCGACGATGGTGGTAAAGATGTCTTTATTCATGTTTCGGCATTAAAAGAGTCTAACATCAAAGAAGTGACAGATAACCAACCGGTAACATATGAATTAGTAGAATTCAGAGGCAGAGAAGTAGCATCCAATATCACCATTACAGAAATATCTGGTAACAAATAAATCATTTTTTTTATTGACATTACAGCAATTTTGTGCTTTAATGACACTATCAATATGATTAAATCAAACAAAAACAAAATAGTAATTTCAGATTTCCAACATTATTGGAAAACAGCAACCAAAAATGGACACGAATTTACCTTTGCCCATGGCAAGAACTTTAAAGATGCAAAGGTGTTTACTGTAGAAGTAAAACACTCGGACAAAGTTAGAAGTAAAGACGGTCGTTGGTCTCCTGTTAAAATCACTTGACATTACTAACATAATCTGTTTAAATACACTGT